ATTGTGCTGCCATTGCATCTTGAACTTGAGTTACCTTAGCGGTAACAACTGCTTCAAAGATGGTCTTGGCTTTTTCTTGGAATTCTTCGGAGAGTTCTTCGCCACCAAACAGAGCGGCAAGATCTTCTTCGATGTCAACAGCGGGAGTCTCTTCGACTTCTTGCTCAGCAACGACTTCCTGGGTCTCTTCGACTTCAGGCTCGTCACCTTGCTTCAGAACTTCAGTGCCAATCGACTGCATAGCGTCGGCTTTACCAGCGCCACGGTTGACAACATCTCTAACGGTTTTGACTTTGGGTTCTGCGAGCTTAGCGGACTCATCATCGGGCTTGTAGTTCTCGGGGGTAGGACCACCGAGATCTTGTACAGCCGCAAGACCAGTTCCAGGATCAGCCAGCTTGGGCATGGCATCACCAGCACTCGCACCCCTTGTTACAGGATTTTCCATTTCTTGTAATTCCTTAGCGGACATTAGTGAACTCTCCGATTAAATCGTTGATATAATCTATATTTATTTATAAATTAGAGGCTTGAAAGGAACTTATTGAACAGTGCCAACTTGTTTTCTTCAAGTGCTCTTTGATCTACAAGGGTATTAATTTGCTTGTAAGTCTTTTCTACGAGTCTTTCTCTGACGATTCCGCCTTCCATAACCCAATCTTTTCCTTCCATAATTCCTTCAACGAATGCATCAGGAGCGGAGGGATCTGCTACAATGTCAGCAGCAGTAGCGAGCATAAAGTCGTCAGAGACAATCTTTACACCCTCGTTATTTACACTTAAAGTACCAAGACCACGAGAAGAAACACCGAGTTTTACTCCATCTTCAACTAAAGCGGAAGCAATTTTACCCATCGGTGTAGACAGAATTTTTGCCTTACCAATGAAGTTGCTACCACTTTCTCTAAGAGAAATGATCTTGTGAGAAACTCTATCAAGATTGAGGGTAGGTCCATCGGGATGTCCGAGTTCACCGAGAGCTCTGCCTTTGTTGACAAAGTTTTCGTTGTAACGACCAACTTCTCTACGAAGAGTTTCCATTGGATACATCCGACCATTGCGGTTCTTGATGTCTCCCTGCAGGAATACCCCTTCGATAAACATCGACTTTTTACCGTTGCGTTCTTCAACGATAAGTTCGACCTGTTCGATTTCTTCCGTGATCAGTTTCATTTGATTACCCTGTGAATCCTACTTTAGCTACTTTAAGTGCTCCTCCAATGCCATAGATAAGATCAGAGGCTTTTTTCTCAACCAACTCAGATGTATTAGTGAGCATGGTGATAGATCCAATACCCGTAAAGGAAGAATCCTGTACATGAAGAACAACTGTGCTGCCAGAATCATTCAAGACTCTAACAACAGTAGCATTTCCTACGGAAGTGCTATTTCCAATACCAGCTGCTAGCGGAGTTTCCGCAGCAAGGATTAAAGTTCTTGCCATTATTCTCCCTCAGTTGAATCTGGTGTACCAAAAAGACTCGCTGCAGCACCAGGACGCAATGCGTCTACTTTTGCGGCAGCTCTTGTATAAAGAAGGTCTTTGATTTGATCACTGATATCAACTGCAGACGAATCCGTTGCAATCATATTAATTAGTTCTTCCATTGATATAAATCAGAGGTATAAACTTATTTATCAGATCTCCCCTTCTGATCCCTTCGGTTCCTTAGGAGCTTGCGCTGGAGCAGGTGCAGATTGCTGCTGTTGAGCATTAGGATCTTGTCCTTGCATCATAGGATCTGCTGCTGACATTGCTTCCATTTCAAGCATTTGTTGATTAGGATCAGGGATAACTCCCCTTGCAATTTCATCCTCAATCTGTGCATCAATTTCAACGATTTCTTGATCCCTTTGACGCAGAACTTGGCGTCTTACATACTCGGTAGAGTAGTAACGACCAACATAAGGTTCGACTTGCATCAGGAGAGCTAAGCGACCCTCAAGTAATTCTTTATCTTTGAGTTCTGCAAAGTGGTTATCGTATAAGAAGTCGAACTGAATATGCTCAGACATTACTTCCCAATCTTGGGGAGTAACAACATTCTTAAGAAGAAGTTGTGTTCTGAGCATGTCCAAGAACATTGCACTGAAACGCTTACGGAGACGACCAACAAACTTACTAAATTTGAGTTCGTCGCGTAAGATTTCAGAAGATCTACCTAGGTTGAATCCATCGCCAGAACCAGCGATTCTGGATTCGGGCACTGCTAGGGATCTATAGAGTTTCTTCTGGAAATATTCAATATCCGAAAGTTCTCCGAGGTTTTGCCCGCCAGGGAGGGTAGAGATTTCTGTACCGCGCCCTCCCTCGCGGCGAGGAAGCCAGAAGTCTTCCAACATACTCATCATCTTTTTGTCGTCACGAATCTCACCGCTGTTGGAATCATAGACCAACTTGTTACGGTAACGCATCATGACTTCACGAAGGTATTGTTCCGCTTTTACCTTCGGAAGATTGCCAACATCAATATAGAAAATACGACGCTCAGGTGCGCGAGACAGTCTGTAAATTACCAGAGAGTCCTCAATCATACGAAGTTGATTGAGTGCCTTAATTGCTTTATGCAAGTAAGAAAGACCAGTGCCTTTATTTCTATCTACAAGTCCAGAGGTGCAATATGTGATCGAATCTTTAGCGATCTTTACACCTTTCATTGCAGTTCCACCGCCAGGTGCTGCAATGTTTGTAGGGAATTGAGCTTTCGGAGTATACATGAAGTATTCCTCAATCTCAGGGAAGTAAACTTTCTGAGACTCATGAACACTCCTAGTGTTAAAGAGATCTGATTTTTCATCTTTCTTCTTCTCTTTGCGTATGTAACGCATTTTGAGAGGATCGATGTATCTGAGCTCTTGTAATCCTGCAGTAGGATTTTCGATATCAATTACTTTGTTGTAGTATAGTTTACCATCAACATACCAATTTCTAAAAATTTCATGAGACTTAGTGTCAAAGTCTAGAAGATCTTTAATGTGCTTGAACTCTTTGCGAATGATATCCTTAATTCCATCACTAGCGTTTAAGTTTTCCAAATCGATCTCTACAGGAGAATCATTTTGGTCAGAAACGATAGCTTCGTTAACAACATCTTCGATGGCATTATCCACTTCTGGGTGGAGTGCCATTTCTCTATATTTTCTAATAAGTTCGTGTTCAGTTTTGTAGATACCTTCAATATCTACAACCTGACTAGAAAATCCGCCCTGAATATAATAGTCAACCCCGTCCTCACCAGTAGTGGGAACGGGGGAAACTACACCCTTGGGGTTCTTTTCATTATCCTCAATAGAAAATCCGAAGAGTTTCGCCATTTTAATAGGGTGTCTTTGATATCAAAGACTATTTATCAAGCGACATCGCCACCATTTCCAGCAGCTTCCCACCACTGGACTTGGAGTGTGACGGTGAACTCTTCAATAGAGTCTGCAGAATCATAAGAAAGATCCTGTGCAGAAATATTCGTCGGGAATACGCTGTAGAACTTGTAGGTTCTCAGGATAGGCAAGTTAGCGTCAGACTCTTGAGATTGCTGAGCAACTGCAGATCTACCAAGTTGATATACATAAGCATCCTTGGTATAATCTTCGGGGTTGGTGTTACCAGCACCGTCAGAAACTTTGACAATGGAGTTCATCCATCTTTCGAAGGAAGAGCGCAGAGCAAAGTCAGTGTCATTAATAACAGTGATAGTCCACTCATCGAATGTTCTGTCACCTGCAATCTTCAAAGAACGACCTCTGAAGGGAACACTGATCGGAGCAATATTCGATGCAGGGAGAGCAGCTGCCTTGACCAGGAATCTGGACTTAGCATCAATGTCGTTAACCGACTGATCTACTACTCCATCGGGGAAAGCAAGAACAACTTCAAAAAGGTTAGGTCTTGCAATACCGCCAGACAGTCTCGACTTAAACTTGTCGATTGTTCTGTCTGCGGTCTTTGGGGGATTTTGTTGATTGATAGCCATTAGTTTTTACCTCGTTGAGTTTATTATAAGGCGATCAAACTCGACCAATAACTTCTTCAAAGCTGACACCCGTGCGGGTGGCAACGAAGGTCAGACCGATGAAGTTAATCGATCTGTTCGGTTTGATGTAGATGTCAGCAACGAATTCATTGTTATCAATGACCGCAGCAGTGTTGTTTGTCTCATCGCAAACAACGATGAAGTCTGTAACACCTCTCTTCGATTGAACATCGCGGAGGAAAGGTTCTACGATGTTGATGAAGTTCAGTCTTGTGATTTCATCATTGAATTCAAACAGTTGATCTCTGGCAGCTGCAGCGATTGCTTTCTCAAGGTAGATGAAGAGACGACGAACATTGATTCTGTCGAATGCAGATGCTTTGCCGAGAGCAGTCTTATCACCAAAGAGAATAATACCAGCGCCAGGGGAGAAGATGACAGGGTTGACTCTTGCGGAGTACAGTCTGTCTCTCTCAGTTTGAGAGGGATTGTATGCCAGTTTAACGGCATTCAGGATAGCACCTCTATTTGTTCCGCCAGGAGAGAACCAGGGGAAGTTGTTAATATCGTTTCTAGCACAGACACCAGCGATGTCTCCGTTCAAGGGAACATAGCGGAAGTTTCTGCTGAAGCGATCGTACATGTACTTATAACCACTATCAAAGATGGCATAAGAAGAAGATGTGACAGAAGCGTAGAATGATGTTACAGCAGAAGTAACAGCATCAGAACTGAGTGTCAGATCTTCACCATCTCCAGAGGTTGCCAGGAAAGCGCCTCTCCATGGAGAGATGCAAGCAACGCAATCTTTTCTAATCTCAGCAATCGCAATCAGTTTGTTTGCAAGTGCTTGTGTTGCTTCTCTACCATGAGCACCAGACCCCATGATCAGGAAGTCCAGTTCATATGCGTCTTTGTTGGAAAGCAGATCGTAACCAGTGGAAAGATCTCCAACGCTAACTTTCAGAGCATCTGTGGTTTCGATGTTCGACTTACCGCCGTAATCTAGACCACCAGCAAGAGATGCTTGGTAGTTACCAATAGCAGCGAAGGAAACATCCTCAGTGTCTTGGTCCCATGCAACATCAGACTTAGGATCAAAGTCTGCATCTAAGTCTACTGTAACTACTCCAGAAGGAGCACCGCCACCAAAGACATATTGGCTAGCAACTTCAAGTTGCTTTCTCCAGTAAGAAGCAGTTCCTGTAGAAAGGATAGCATCTTTTGCTTTAGATCCAGCGATAAACTTCTCAAGAAGTGTTCCAGCGTTTCCAGTGATCTTGCCAGTGTCGTCTAAGAGAACGACATGAACTTCATCGTTTCTGGAGTTTCTTGCCTCAGCATAGGAGGAAGTTCCAGGTCTGTCTCCGAGAGTATTCCAGGCAATAGTGTCGCCGTTGTTCAGAGTAATGGTTTGACTATCGAACCAGTCCTTAGCACCAGTGTAATCAACATTACCATCATATGCCTGAGCAGCGATATAGCGAGGATCAAGTGCAGTAATACCAGCGCCAGTGAGAGCAGTCAGGAAGTCAGAAGTTGCGAAACTAGAACCGTAGGAAACAGTGCTTGCTACCCAACCGAGTTGACCAGCACCTACGCCAGACTGAACATGGAAATAAAGAGAACCAGAATTTTGGAACTCATAGACTCCACCAGGAGTGTAGTCAATTGCTGTTTCTGTGCCTGCAGCACTTACATGAGAAACAACTTTGACCGAAACTTGACCACTACCGACTTCTGTGATGACTCCCTTCAGGTAACCATCAAGCAGAGAAGTAGCACCAACACCAGCAAGAACTGTTCCTGCGGGGATTGCTTGAGTAACTCCAAGACCAACTGTCAGGTTGAGGTCGCTAATTCCGTTCTCGTATCCAGCAACAGCAGCAAGACCGCCATTAGCGGTGGAAGAGAAACCGAGAACAGCAGTTGTGTCAATACCCGTGATGATTTGATCGGCAAGACCATCCAGGATTGCAACCTTAATGCCGTTAGACCAAGTTCCAGGGTTCTTACCAGCAACGACTACGCCAGAGATTGTATTCTCGCCGTATCCTTTGTTTACATAGTCGTCATCACTCTTGATGGTGACGCTGCTTGCAGAACCAACGAAACCGTTCTTGAGTCCAGATTCGTTAGATCTTACTACGCGGAGTACACCGCCATAAGCAAGATAAGAAGAGGCAGTAAGCCAATATTCGTAGTGATTGTTGTCCTTATAAGGAGCGCCGAAGGTCTCAAGCAGATCCGCTTCGGTTTCGATAAGGGTGGGTTTCTCGACTGGTCCTTTGGCAAAGGGGGCGACAAGACCGCCTGCTTTTGTAGAAGTAGGATCTACTCTACCTTGGGTCAGGTCAACTTCCCTTACGACAATTCCAGGAGATGCTAGGTTGAGCGGCATCTTTAACTCCCAATAGAATCCAATTTGTCTACAAGTATTTAGAGTTTAGACCATTTTCAGTGGGGAAACAGTCCATGAACACTACCAGTCTGGATACTCCCATTTATCAAATACTCTATTGGTCATTCTGCTAGCAACTACTCTTATGATCGTACATTCTTTACACTCATACGAATATGCAGATGGTATATCTCCACGGTCTTTATGAGTTCGATAGAAGTCGTTCATGAGGTCTTTAATGACCCCACAGGTTCTGCATCGCCTCTCCTTCATGCAGAGATGACTGAACTCAAACTCCTCTTCAAAATCCATCAATAGTACTCCCACATATATGACATATCACCATAAGTAGAAGACATTTCTTTATCCACTGTCCATCTATCTCCACCTTCCATAAACGATTCATCATCCAATCCATCAGAGATAAATCCAAATGGTGCCATATCCTGTTCGATCTGTTCTTTCTGATCTTCGTAGATTCTCTTACGGACATCATTGTCCGTCATCTCTCGGAAGTAATCCTGAGCAACTAACCAGGCAAAGATAACGAGACACATTGCAAGGTCGTCGTGACATCCATCTTCTGCTTCCCACGACTGCTTCTTCTGAACAAATGTTGTTAACTCGGCAATAATGTCATAGTCGCTAGT